CTACCCTTCCCGATCTCAATCTGATTTACTTAGTAAATCGAGATGAGACCTCCTCATCGCCATCGTTTAACCAGAACACTGGTATCACGACGTGTGTATGACCGAACAGAGAAAGGCTCCCGTATTTCTACGGAAAGCCCAACGCTGCATCTGCGAGCTAAATCACCTGTTTTAACAAAAGGTGTGTGGTCAGCTTCTGCAAAATAACGCAAAAGCATTTTCCACCCGTCTATTTGTTTTATGACAGGCTTGACTTCGGCTACCCAAACGAACTTTTCCAACTTTTGAAGATTGGAATTTCGTCTGATACGCCGAGGTTGGTTGAACTCCGGAACTTCTATAAGCGAGGGATAGGTATTATACCCATCGTCCTGCGGAATCTCTCGATAAATCTCGAGAAGTTTCGATACGATTGTGTCGTATGTCTTATAGAAATGCTGTTTATAATAACTATTCGCGTAAGCGATATAGCTAAGATAAACATTCGGGGATGGACGATCTGCCCAGGGAGTACGTAAACGTACTGGGGTAACAACGGTGCCTCTATAAGCATCGGTGCCACATGATTCTCTAAAGAATCCACTGGTACAGCTCTTATCACGGTTACAAAGTAACCCAAATGATTCGAGCCATTTTGTTGCGTGCGCGGATCTCTCCGTTTTCACAACTACATCATCGCCATACACTAGAATGCTCTCTCGAGCATCTGCATCTGTTTCTGCGGCAGTGAGAATAGCCCAAATAGATAAGGCCAATATGGGAAAGCATAAAGCTGACCCCATTGGCGCAAACTTTTTGAGTTTAATTACTTCACCGCTGGGCAGACGTGTGGACTGGGACCTGCTAGCCATGAGTGCCTCTAAAAGAGGTTCAGGGAATAGCAAGCGAACAAGACCAAGAGAAATGCGATCACTTGCCTCTTTAAGGTCAAGTGTAGCATACCTAGCATTTCGCGACCCGAAAAGGGCTGCGATCTGGTTAGGAACTTGGTCAGTGAAGTGGATATTGCACCTAGTAATAGGACAAGATTCCACTCTTCGAACAATGGCATCACCTAATCCTTGTTGAATCCACTGGAATTCCAGTGGTTCACAAGAAATCAGGCGAGGACCGCGTGAATCCTTAGGTACGAGTATAACTCGCGCCGAAGATTCCACCTCTTGTAGTGAATTAAATTCACTATAAGAGTCACAAATGTGTCCGAGAGATGCGCAGAAATACGCATCAAAAGGATACAATGAGTTGATCCGAGGATTAATTCTTGACCAAAAGTACTTACCCCAAAGGCGTTCTCCAGTGGAGACCGCCCCAGGGCCGTGCCTAGGTCGAATATCTTTTGGATCAAAGCCAGAGAAAACTCTTGATAAGAGTATTCTGGCTTTACGGATGACCTTGAACGCTTCCTCAGATGGAAATCTGAGGAGATAGTCAGGGTTGCTATCGATGTAATCAGCAATTCTGTTGAATACATCGTTGTACGAAGAAATATCATCCTCAGTTTTTACAAACTGGAGAATGACTTTCGCTTCGTCTTCAGGCCTGTAAGGTAGCTCAAGCTTATAAAAAGCATAGAGTAAAAACCTTACATGTTTGATGCATGATACACATGGTGTTGGAAGAACCATACCGTCATGTGAAAAGACGCATTGGAAAAGCTCACCCAAGAATTTGGGAAGCTTACTACCAGGAACGGACATCAAGTCCCATCCGGTAGTGTCTAATGGTACTTTTCCGAGCAAAGCCTTATCAAAGGACTTGCCCAGACGAGGAAGAGTTTTCGTGAGAAAACTCAGGCCTTCCCGTGCAATGCGACTTTTGACTTTTTGGGTCGTAAGTCGTAATGCGCGTGGTGTAAACACACTACTATGTAACGTTTGCACGTCAGACAGTAGTGCGGCGATGATCTGTATATACAGATCCTGGCTCTTAGTGTTAACCATATGGTATAACTCCAGGAGCAACAACGCTACACTACTCTGATCTCACAACAACAGGCAGACAAGGACATACTAGCCATTGACCATATGGTTAATGGTATAACTAGTAGAGGTCCGAGTCAGCCGAAGACTAACAAAGGCATACTTGCTTTACAGTAAGTAGAGGCCTAAGCTAGTCCTAGAGCCGCTAGGGGGGACCAAGAGTGGTCCCTTGACGCGGCAATGAAGGCAGCTGCGAAGGACTGTTCGTCGAAGAACTCGAAGAATGGATCATAGATCCATTTCGGACTTCAACAGACAATCTTTCGAAACTACAACCATAACGCACTAGCATTGTAGCTAATGTTAAATGAGTTGCAGCAGCTGTCAGTAAGGACATCCTTACCACAGGGTGCATTTTACGACGCATAGGTTGAAAGTTGGAAGACCCATTACTGAGTCAACCAATTTAGACCAGTTCCCTCGATTAGAGGGAGCCGTTGATCAATGCACTCGATCCGTAGCCAGTTCCATCGAACAAAACAGTATTTGCAGCTCCAGTTGTGGAGAGCAAGCTATTGAGATGAGCGATGGCTTTGGTAGGTACCGTTAAGTCAGAGATATTCCCAACGGGAATATCCGCGACTGCGTATACCGAGACGGTTTCAATCGACGCATCGACTCCCGTGACGGGAATGTCGAAGCGAACGAGAGAACGCCGTCTGAGGCCCTTGCCAGTCCCCGACTCTTGGTGTGAAACCTTGAGCCGGTAAGGTTGGTTTGGAGCCTCTCCATTTTTGGCGAAGATCAGCGTCCGAGCATCGGTACTAAGGCGGAGAAACTCCACCTCAGTACCGGCCGAATCCTTGACTTCATTAGTTGTGAGGTTTGTTGGTAGCATATTATGTTGCCTACAGAATACTACGGAACCTTCGAAGCGAAGAGTGCCGCAGCCAGCTTGAACTCTGAAAGAGACAAGCCGCTCAATCTGAGTGAGCTCACAAGTGAAGGTGTATCGGGAGTCCTATAGTAAGACTCTTCGATCCACTCATTCACTTTGCCCAGCTGATCAATCCACTGCGTAATAGTACGCTGTATTCTGACTGACCAACCGAACTTACTTATGTGCGTTGCAACCCCCAGCCGACGTCCGCTGAATTGTTCGAGCCATTGGCCTACGCCAACGACCCAATCAACAACGAACGACCAAGGTATAGCATTCCATATGACATGCGGAGTAATCTGCACGCCAAGATAGTCTGCTAAACCAGCCCTGAAGAGTTCTTCAGGGGGAGTAGTAATTTGGTAATTATACTCCATGGTGGCTGAGAACTTACGCGATCCGTATATGACGTTTCTACGAACAGTTAAAAAGTTGGGAAAGTTTACAACTGTCCCACCAGAATAACTCTCGTATTTATCGTCAAACCCCGAAAGATTCGCACTATAGTGACGAATCTGGGTAGAACACGCGTGAGAGACAAGGTCGCTAACCTTGCGATTAACTTCCTGCACAGAGTTGTGCAGAACAGTTATGTCTTGCAACAAAGGGCTGATATTGAACTTATCTTGAAGATAAGGATCAGCCACTCCGCCTAAGAAGTGCTTAATAGCATACTTTCCGAGTTTCTTAGTACCAATTAAGGTACCAAGACTCTTGAAAGCAGCATTAATGCGCTTCAGAGTGATAGGTATAGTCTGAATGTCTTTTAACTCGTATATATCATTTACGAGCGAGACTTTCGGACGAATACCCGGCAACATTTGCTGAACTGCAAGTGAAGCCAGACCTTGGTCGGATTTAAAACACCCGCCATTGTCAATACCACTCCAGATGATCGGTAAGCCATCGCTGGCACTGACCACTGAGGCGAAGACCGCAACCGGATTAGACGTCAGGCCCAAGAAGTTATTCTCCCACACCGAACGGAGTGGAAGATCATAATTATTGAAGCCAGACGCAGTATAAGCCACCTTCCCAGCACTAGTAAGAACGCTACGTTTGTAGTGTTCTACAGGGTTGAAGGAAGAGCGGTTAGAACTTCTCTGGATAAAGGAGAAGGTCTCAGGAGTATCGTCCTCAATATTTTCACCATTCGGTAGGGCATTTAAGGCTTCAAAAGAGGCCTGATACCCAGGAATGGTGTACCGAGGATCGGTATAGTACCCCGTAGTCGGCGTCCTATCAAAGGGCGTCGTCGTACGCCGGCCAAAGCCGGTTGAAGGTACAGATCCTGTTACTTTAGTCCGAAGTGGTCGCCACATATGTATTAGTAGTGTAAACATTACACCGGAAGCGAGATGTGAATCAAGCTTCGAAGCGACTCCCACAAGGGAG